GAAAATGATAAATTAAAAACTTCTCGTGCGAGCCAAACTAGAGCAAAAGCTGAAACTAAAAAAGTTTGGTCTCCACCCAACTCACTCGATGCACCCCCAGCGCCAACTGGATACAGACATCAGTGGATACGTGCCGAGATTCTCGGACAATCGGATGCAAAAAATGTTGCATCTTCTTTGAGAGAAGGATGGGAGTTAGTTAGAGCTGACGAATATCCAGATTCTCAATATCCATCTGAAACTGAAGGCAGATACGCTGGAATAATTGGAGTGGGAGGCCTATTGCTGGCTAGGATACCAGAGGAGATTGCGCTTCAAATCGATGCTTATTATAAAAAGCAAAACGATGCAAAAGAAGAAGCAGTTGATAACAATCTTATGAAGGAACAGCACCCAAGTATGCCGTTCAAAAATGAGCGACAAACTCGTGTAACTTTTGGTGGTACAAAGAAATAGTTTTTTAGCAATTTCTAAACCAACAAAATAAAATAAACTATAAAAGGAAACAAATACTATGGCAAATGCAAGTACAACTGGTTTTGGGTTAAGAACGACTATGGTTTTAGGAAACACTCCTGCAACTTCTGGTCAGTCTAACTACAAAATCAAATCAGGTCTAGGTGTTGGTATCTTCAAAAATAACCCAGTATCACTTCAAGATGCAGGTGGTGACCAAGGTTATTTACAAGATGCAAGTTTCGCTACAACTGATGACGGTGGAGCAGGTGGAGCAGCGTATGACAATTCAGGTCACGCTCCTCTGATTGGTTCGTTCAATGGAGCTTTCTATATTGATAGTTCTACAAGCAAACCAACGTTCGCAAATTCAGTAGCAGCAAGCACGACATTTGGAACTGACTATAATACAGGCAGCACTGACGGTATAGGTTTTGTAAATGACAATCCGTTTCAAGAATACGTAATCAAAGCGGATGCGGCAGTTACTCAAGCTATGTACGGCGATGCTGGCTACAACACTAACAGCTTTACAGCAAGTGATGCTAAAGATGGTCAATCGACTATTGATTTAGACATTAGCGGCGGAGCAGCTTCTACACACATGTTTAAACTTGTGAGATCTGCAGACGACCCGGAGAACAAAGATAACACAGCGGTTGGATCAAACCAAATCGTAGTTATCGCTGGTGCTTCGAACTTGTATAATGGCGACAACTAATAGCGAATAAGGAGATAAATAACTATGGCTATATCAAGAGCACAACTAGTTAAAGAACTAGAGCCTGGTCTGAATGCTTTATTCGGATTAGAGTATAAACAATATGCAGACGAGTGGTCTGAAATTTTCGACACAGAAACATCTGACAGAGCTTTCGAAGAGGAAGTAATGTTAGCTGGTTTTGCAAATGCGGCGGTTAAACCTGAAGGACAAGGTGTAGCTTTCGACGATGCACAAGAAACTTTCACAGCTCGTTACACTAACGAAACGATCGCTTTAGCGTTCGCAATCACAGAAGAAGCTATTGAAGATAACTTGTATGACAGACTTGCGTCTAGATATACAAAAGCTTTAGCAAGATCTATGGCGAGCACTAAAAACATCAAAGGTGCAGCGGTACTAAACAATGCATTTGATGCAAACTTTGCTGGCGGTGACGGAGTTGAATTATGTTCAGCTGTTCACCCTACACTAGCAGGTACGTTTTCAAATGAGTTGGCAGTAGCTGCTGAACTTAACGAAACTTCATTAGAACAGTCGTTGATTGACATCGCGGCATTTACTGATGAAAGAGGCCTAAAAATTGCAGCGCAAGGAGTTAAATTAGTAATTCCTTCAGCTCTTCAATTTACTGCTGACAGACTTATGAATTCTGCTGGTAGAGTTGGCACTGCTGATAATGATATCAACGCAATAAGAAACATGGGAATGATTTCTGGTGGATACACTGTAAATCACTACTTAACTGCTGCGAAGAAATTCTTTATCAAAACTGATGTGCCTAACGGTCTAAAACACTTCAACAGATCACCTATCAAAACTTCAATGGAAGGTGACTTTGATACTGGAAACGTTAGATACAAAGCGAGAGAAAGATATGTTTTTGGATTTTCTGATCCAAGAGGTATCTTTGGTTCAAACGCAACATAATAATTAGATATTAAGGGGCGGTCACAAAATCGCCCCTTTTTCAACATAGGGTGAGAAAATGACTAAATTCCTCATAAATATCTGGGCTTATCAATATCATAGTAGATTTGAAATAGAATCTAATGATAACGCAAAAGATGTTGAAAATGCTATTGTTGACAAACTAGGAGAAAATAGTATAAAATGGGAGTATCTCGGAGAAACTTACGATCCGAGAACAAATCGAATAACTTTTGAGGAGGTTGTTGATGATACAAGACCTATACAAAGCAAAAAGGTCCTTGGAGTTGAAGTGGGAACAAGAGCATCTATCTAACGGTAGATATACTCTAGAGATGGTCAGAATTGATGACAAAGTTAAAGAAGTCATCACAAAGATCAAGCTTGAAGAAGCTGCCATTGCACATAGACAAAATACTGTTGAAGGTGCGGCTCCACAAGTTTCAGTAGCTACTTAATAAAAAAGCTACATCGTTGAATAAATTCAATTCACACTACAGGCTCTCTTGCACTCTACTAAAAACTAATATATAAACTAATCACTGTATAATTAATTAGAACATAGACGCATGCAGTCGACGGCCTAGAGACTATGTTCATCAAACTAGGAGGATATAATTATGGCAAATACTACGTTTTCAGGACCAGTACGATCAGAGAATGGTTTTGATGATATCATCAAAAACTCTAGCACTGGTGCTATAACAAGTGATATGAAACTGTCAACTTACAGCACATCAATTACGATTGCTGCATCAGGGACAGCTCACAAAGAAACATCAATTGCAATTCCATCAAACTTTATACCGATGGGAGTAGCAGTAACTATGACAGGCGCAACTGCAAACGCAGTTAACCTAGTTGACATTGGTACAGATGCAGATCCAGATGGATTTGTTGATGGTATTACTGTTGCTATGAACTCAACAGGTTTCAAAGGATTTTTTCCTTGTAACGGAGTTTTAGGAATGTCTGGTGGTACTACTACAGCCGCTACAGAAACAGCAGATGAAGTTGAAGTTACAATTTCAGGAACAGCTGGAGCTGGTGGTGTTTTAGCACTTAAGTTTTTTGGTTTATCATCAAATTCACCAACTACTTAATAACTAATTAAGTGTGGGCTTCGGCCCACACAAAATTTAACAGGAGAAAATTAATGAGCACATATCCAGTAGATATAAAATCAACAACAGCCTCAACCGTAGCTGTTCATAACGCACTTGGCACAGGAGCACCCGGTAGAGCTTTAGGTCTTTTTGTATCTAAAGAAGGTGGTCAAGCTGCAACTACAGTTAAAATAAAAGACAATACAACTGTATTAGCTGAATTTTTATTTCCAGCTGCAACTCAAACTAATGCCCAAGGTTATACTCAATATATGCAGTTTCCAGGAACAGGTTTGAGAGCATCTACAAGTTTAAAATTTGAGATTGTAACAACAGCTACTTCAGTAACATTGTTACACGGCTAGGAGTTTAAATTGGCTACAATAACTTACAAAGTAACCGTAGCAACGGGAACTAATCAATACGGTACCGGTAATAAATATTATATTAACGGAGAGGCTAATGTCGTCTTGTATTTACAAGAGGGCAATACTTATATTTTCGACCAATCAGATAATACAAATTTAACTCATCAAATAGCTTTTTCAACTACAGCTAATGGAACACATGCAACTCCAGCTGGTACAGCCTACACTACAGGCGTAACTTCAACTGGAGTGCCTGGAAATGCAGGAGCACAAACAACTTTTAATGTTGCACCGGTCAGAACAACTGGCGCTCCACTATTATTTTATTATTGTACTGCTCACAGTGGTATGGGTAATACTGCACAAACTATTTCACCAACTTCTGAAACTACAGAATTCAATCCACAAATAGATGAGATTATTGAAGAAGCTTACGAAAGAACAGGCGTACTAGGAACTAGAACAGGTTATCAATTAAGATCTGCAAGAAGATCGTTAAATATAATGTTTCAAGAATGGGGTAATAGAGGAGTTCATTTATGGAAAGTAAAATTAGCTAAAGTACCTTTAGTTGAAGGACAAGCTGAATATAGTTTTGCAGCAGATTCAGAAAATTTTCCTGATGATATAGACACAGTTAGTTTTAGAAGCATATTATAGAAATAATTCTACTACAACTGCACCAGTAGATGTAGCACTTACAAAAATTGATAGATCAACATATTCACAAACACCAAACAAATTAGCTAAAGGCACACCGTCACAATACTATGTAGAAAGAAAATTAAATCCTAAAATATTTTTATATACAACACCAAGTTCAAGCGTATCAAGCACAACTACACCAAGTAATTTTCAATTTTGTTTTTATTATTTATCAAAAATTCAAGACGTAGGTGCATACAATAATACATCAGATGTAGTTAATAGATTTTATCCATGCATGATTTCAGGTCTAAAAGTTTCACCAGAAAGATCTGGAGAACTTGAAAGAAGATATGAAAGTGAAATGTTAAGAGCACTTGATGCAGACAATCAAGGCACATCTAGTTTCATATCACCACAAACATTTTATGGAGATGGTGTATAATGGGTAAGTACGCATCAGGTAAAAGATCATTAGCAATTTCTGATAGATCAGGAATGGCATTTCCATATACTGAAATGGTTAGAGAATGGAATGGTTCTTTAGTTCATTTTTCTGAATATGAACCAAAGCAACCACAACTTGAACCAAAACCAGTTGGATCAGATCCACAAGCTTTATTTAATCCAAGGCCACAACCTGTATCAAAAACTAGTTTAATACTTTTAAACAATAATCCTTTTACATCTGTAATTTATGGAGGAACTACTTATGTAAATGTTTTTTCAGAAGATCATCAAAGATCTGCTGGTGACATTGTAAGATTTAGAGGACCTCCTGTCGTAACAAGTGCAGGACCAGGTGGTGCGGATGAAGCAGATTTAAAAAATTTACAATCATTTGGAACTATTCCAACATTTGATAATGTAAGTGATTTAAATAATGCAAATGGTTTTACTATTGCATTAGGTCAAATAGATTCAACAGGTAATGTTACAGGTGCAACAACCACCGATTCTTTAACACAACCAATTAATTATTTTTATATAACAAGCACTAGTAATGCTACATCAGGTGGTATATCAGGTGGTGGAGCAAACTGTTCAGCAGGACCAGTAACATTGGAGGTAGTAAACGGATAATGGCATACACTTTAGACAATTTAAGAACTGATATTAGATCATACACAGAAGTTAGCAGTAATGTTTTATCTGATTCTGTTTTAGGAACAATTATTGTTAATTCAGAAAATAAAATTTATAGAGAAGTTGATTCAGATCAAGATAGATTTTATGCAACATCAAATGCTATTGTTGGAAATAGATATGTAACTATTCCTGATAATTTAAGATTTATTAGATATGTACAATTAAAAGATCAAGCTGGAAATCAATACTATTTAGAGCAAAGAGACACTAGTTTTATGGCAGAATATTACTCTACGCCTGGAACACAGGCCGTAGATATTCCAAAATATTATGCAAATTGGGATGAAGAATTTTGGGTAGTAGCCCCAACACCCGATAAAACTTACGAAATTACTTTGGCTTATAACAAACAGCCTGATACTATTACTGATACAACATCTAGCCCCGCTCCAGCTACAGTTGGAACTTATCTGTCAAATAATTATCAAGATTTACTTTTATACGCTTGTCTGGTAAATACATATGGATACTTGAAAGGTCCACAAGATATGTTACAATACTACCAAGGGGCTTATGAAAAAGCACTTTATTCGTATGCGATTGAACAACAAGGTCGTAGACGAAGAGACGAATATTCTGATGGTGTTGTTCGTACTGTGTTAAAGTCAGAAAACCCATCAAGTAATAAATAAGGAGATAAAACAATATGGCAAATATAATACCAAATAGTTTTAGAGGTGCTCTCTTCGAAGCGAATCACAATTTTAAAGCTTCCGGTGGAAACACTTTTAAACTTTCTTTATATACAACTAATCCATATTCAACATCATCAACAGTATATTTAGCAGGAACTGGAAATGGTGAAGTAGACACTACAGGTGGAACTAACTATTCTGTAAAAACATTAACAAGACTTGGAGTTGCATCTTCTACAGCTGTTGCTTCAGTTGACTTCGATAATGTAAGTTATACTTCTGCATCTTTCACTGCAGCTTTTGCAGCGATCTATAATACAGATACAGTTGATGGTACAGCAAATAGATTAGTAGTGGTTTTAGATTTTGGTGGAAATAAGACAGCAACGAATGGTACATTTACTATTACGTTTCCTGATCCTACTACACCTGCTAATGCAATTATTAGTATGAGTTAAGGAGAAAATTTATGGCGTTGGTAATAAACGACAGAGTAAAAGTAACAAGCACAACTACTGGTACAGGTGCAATGGCAC